CCTCATGGCGTAGGAGTTCGACCTCATGGCGTGGGCTCCTTAGGAGGAGTGGGGAGAGAAGCAGCTATCGTCGCGTCTTTCTTCTGACTCGACTCGGAGGAGCCGAAGTAGTAACCAACTACAGTGGCGAACTGCCCGATGATCGCGCCGATGATCATGCTTTGGGAGGAGTTGTCGCCGCGCCAGAAAGCGAGTGCGAGAGCGATGCCGAGGAGGAGATAGACGAACACGCCGAGCGATGCTTTGACTTGCCAGGGCATGTCGGCTGCTGCTGTCATAATCCGGAGGTTCCTTTCCCTAGCTTCGCTTCGAGTTCACCTGTCGTCGGGCGTGTGGCTTCAAGGATCTTAATACGGTCTTCGAGTCGGTCGTCGTCACGGCGCGTGTCGAGCCGGACTTGCGAGATCTGGTCGCGGATCGAGCTGCGGAACTCCTCGTACTCGCGGATCGAGAGAGATTTGTCGAACGAGCGCGCGAGTAACGAGATGCCAGCGATGAGAAGTGCGCCGATGGAAAGAACTACTTGCCAGTCCATTCATACCGCACTCCGCCAGAAGAGTTGCCACGCGCGGTTGAACCGGCGACGCAGACGGAGTGAGCGACCTGTCATAGGCCACCGCACGCGTCTACGTCGCCAGCACATGTTCCGCTCTTACGGGCCGGGAGCGGTTGGCGCAGGCTGCGTCGTGATTACGTCGCCGCCAGTGTTGAGGACGATGTCGCCAGCGACGGGAGGGACAGGATAGTCCACCGTGAGATCGACAGCGACATCGCCCGCCGAGTCAGTGACTTCGACGATGATGCCCATCGTGTTGGCGGAGGGGAGCGTGAGTGCGTTGACGACGAGAGCAGGGGCGCCGTTCGCGTCGGAGCCGATGTTGGCGGCGACTGCGGGCGAAGACGACGACGCAGCGAACGTGTCGCCAGCCGGGAACGGTTCGGGCTGATTGGTCGTCGGATCAACGAGTCCAATTGTCAGCGTGTGAACCTCTGTTGACTTGAGCACGATCGTTGCCATTGGGAGGAGTCCTTGTGAGAGTGAGACGACGTGACGAGCGCGACGGCGTTGCAGCGACTTCGGGCACAGAGCCCAGCTCAGGTTGAGCAGTGATAACGTCATTGCGTATGTCGAGCGTGAGTGCGGCGTGGGGTTGAGTAAGACGTTGGAGGAGTTCCTCAATCTCTTCCAGTTCGAGGAGAATGGCGAGCATCGCAGCGTCGTGGCGATATTCACGGCGCGCGTAGTCGCGGAGTTCGCGGAGTCGGGCGAAGAGCCGCGAGAGTGTACGGCCAGGGCCACGACGCAAGGGGTGATCGGCGGGAGTGTCGAGGACGTGCGGAAACGTGAAGCCGTCCATGAGCGCGTCACTCCTGGTCGATGAGGGGAGTGGGAGCGGAGGAGACAGAGGTGCGTGTAGCTTCACCGCCTTCGGCGGCACTGCCGACATTCACCTGCACGTTGACGTTGAGGCCAGCGAGGAGTTGAGCGGCGACATCTTCGGCCGTGAGTCGGGTCTGCGGGACGGGGTCTTTCGCGAACCCACCGAACCCAGCGCCTTTGAACCATTGCTCGGAGGCGCGGAGCGCAGTGTTCTCGTCACTAGAGTTGAGCCCGGAACGGAGTGCGGCGAACGCGAGCGGCTTCATCTGGACAAACTCGGAGTCGAGCTCGACGAGATGTTTCTCGCGGTAGGCGATGTAGCGGTCGTCATTGACAATCTTACAGACTGCTGTTGGAGATAAGCCGAGCGCAGTCGCAATATCTTTCTGATCGAGGCCGCGAAGCTCAAGCGTGTAGATCGCCGCCCAACGCGTACTAATATTGGCCTCAGAACGAGCAGTCTTTCCACTTCCTTCGCCACGCATGACTGGATTACTGCCGTCGTTACCGTGACGGCCAGGACGAATTTGACGCGGCGCGTGTGGCGGCGCTGGCGGGAACAGTTCGTCGAGATTAATCCGCACGAGCGGGCTCCCGAGTCTGCGGCGCAGTGGCGCGAGATAGCATTTCGTCCACGCGCGCAGGGTTCGCGCGACCAAGGTCGGAGCGGAGCAGCAGGTCGCGGAGAGTGGGGGGCGAGGGCGGGGCGCGGTCCATGCTGTCTATATACGCGCACGGCGCAGTGGTGTCAAGGGCCAGGGCGCGACGGCGGTTGCGATGTTGACAAATTCGCCCCACTGCATCCCGTTCCGAGACGGACTTATATAAGTATAAGTACCCGTCTGGGGGGTCAGGCCCCCCGTCGCCGACCCGTCCCTGCTCGGAGTGGCGTTATGCTCACACTGAGTACAACGAATACTTGCCACGATTACTGTCGAGGCGAAGTAGATCATAGAGCTTGACAAGTGCTCGACGTAGTAATGGAGAGTAGACGTAGTAATGCTCGAGCATAGGTGCAGTAGTGCGGCAGTGTTCGACCCAAGTAATCGAGATCGTAGCGGTGGCTTATAATTTCGGAGTGGATGACCCTAGCAGCGATGTAGCTGCGGCGTGGAGTAGGTGACGGAGCGCGGCTAGGTCACTGTGGCGACGACGACCGGGGTCACTCAGCGGCATTCTGTGGGGCATGTGCGGCGATGCGGTCTTGGGCGCAATCGGTGCCCTGCGATCTAAGGTCCTAAAGTCGAGAAGACCCGGGGGGGTGTTCTCCGGGGGTGTGGTGTTCACTTCTCAGGAGAGAGGGGTAGTAACCCCCCTTACCTTCCCCACTCATGACTCCCAGCGATACCACCCCCCGGGACCTTAGGACCTCTCGACCTTAGGACGCAGAGGGCGTGCTGAGCGCAAGGCGCGATCTGCGCCCCAGCCGCCGATTGCGCTTGACACGCCTCTGCGCCCATGCGACTGTGCGTCTCAGGCACTGCCGGATCGCGCTGGACCTCTTGGTCCACTGCCCGGAAAGGCGACTTGGCGCGCTGTGCTCTAGTCGCGATATGCCGCAAGGCTGGTTGGTAGCGAGAATGGCGCGCCACACACTCACTGTTGCCTAGATCATGCCGTGCGTTCTGAGGAGAGAGACATGAAAATCGGCGAGTATGGTGAAAGCGTCGTAGACTTTGGTTCTGGTGATCGCGTCGAGTTGCATCCTGCGCTTGACCTGTGGATGCAAGGCGCTCGTTACGGAAACGTCTTGCCAGCACGCCCTTACTACAAAACTACAATGGTTCGCGTTGACGTTGACAACGTAGGCGTGCGGTACTTCGCGCCTTATGACTTGAAGAAACTGTAACAATGCAATATCTCCCCAACATCGAAGCATCCGCCTTTCGGCGTGGCGAGTATGTAGGGTATGACTGCCAAGGCGAGTGTTACCGGATCAAGAAGTCCGGTAGCGGCAACGCATGGTGGATATATCCGCAGACACCAAATGGAATACCTGTCTTCTACGCGCCAACACTTGCGGTGGCATCTATCCGCTTGCAACGGCGCGACGCGACTTGCGCACTTGTGCGCTTGCCGCACGAACACTGAAACAACCACCTTCGCGCGGCATCGTCTAGGCAACAGTGCTCTCTATATCATCATGTCGTGCTCTGCGCTCTCTCAACAGGAGTACAGATCATGGAACTAATGAACGCCAATCGTCAGTGGGCCTCCCGCCCAGCCGACGAAAGGTTTACGTCTCTGCCTGCGCTCGCCGCGTTCACACGTTACGAGCGCGACCATGCCGTACGGCGCGTCATGCCAAATCGAGGATTGACGGTGCTCCCGTCAACCACCGATCCGCTCGATGTTGTCGTGTCGGGACCGAATGGCCACCCCGCCCAATTCACGCATTGGGCGTTTGGGCAACTCTGCTCGCTCGCTGGCGTCCCGTCGTCGTACATTCGCGATAGCCGGATGCCCGGCGCGCTGGCCGCCGACAACATCAACTGGGGTCTGCATCATTCGCGCCCAGTCGAAAGTGTCAGCGTGCTCCTCCGTCGCCGTGAAGATGACGCGGGGAACAAGACGACGCACCTTGCCGCGGTCAACGGCCCGGACTACGGTGTCGTCTGGAACGCTGACATTGCCGAGACAATGGTTCGTCAATTCGGTGACGGCGTGACGGGCGACTGGCGGATACCGGGCGAGTTTGGCCGCCGCGTCGAGCCGTCGAAAGCGAACACGACGCTTTACGCGTCTGATCGTGATATGTGGTGCTTCCTCGCCGATGAGGAGCGCCGTATCGAAGTGCCGGACCGCCGCGACGGTAAGTCCGGGTCACTCGCCCGTGGCTTCTACATCAGCAACAGCGAGGTAGGTGCATCCCGTCTCGTACTCGGGATGTTCCTCTTCGATTACGTCTGTTACAACCGGATCATCTGGGGCGCCACCGAACATACGGAGATCAAAATCCGTCACACGTCTGGAGCGCCTCATCGTTGGGCCGAAGAGATCAAGCCGATCTTGACGGAGTATGCGAACAGCAGCCCGGCCAACGTCGCCACGACAATCGCCGCAGCCAAAGCGGCGAAAATCCGTGGCGACGTGGACACGTTCCTTGCTACTCGGTTTGGCAAGGGTCTCGCCGGTAAGATCGCCGCGGCTCATCTCGTCGATGAGTTCCGGCCGATTGAGACCATCTTCGACGCGGTGACGGGCGCGACTGCCTTCGCCCGCACCGTTGAACACGTTGACGCCCGCGTGAAGATCGAACGGACGGCGGGCGACCTCCTCCGCCTCGCCGCGTAACACTTCAACCTCGGCGCAGCGCACGGCATGATGATACAGAGAGCTGTATCGACAGAGAGAGGAACGCCGCAATGGCTCGTCACTCCACCCCACTCTTCACCCGTCGCCATTACGAATGGCTCGCTGCGTTCGCACGCGAAGAACTATCGAGCGCAACAGCACTCGCGCTCACCAACGCACTTGACCACGATAACGCCAACTTCAATCGCGACCGCTTCCTAAAAGCGGCGAAAGTGTTAAGTGCGCAGGTACAAGGAAAAGGCGCAACACCAGCACGTGAAAAGTACCACATGCCACTCAACATCATCGAACCACATAAAGACCCTGTTTGACGCAGCTACAAGCTCCACCGTCTCGTCGCGACGGTGCGGGCTTGCTGGTGCGCCAACGCGTGCCGCCGCCGAAGGCGGTCATTCTACCGACACCACCACCGGAGTTCCCCCGCCCATGAAATCATCTGACACGTCTCCACGCTCCGTCGCGCGCACGGTCGCCCGCGCCGCCTCTCTCATCCACTTCGAGGAGAAACAGTCCCGCCGCAACCGGCACGACAAGCGGTACGCGCACGACATTTATCTCCGTCTCCTCGCCGCCCGTCGCGAACGCGAACGCGTCAGCGGCAACAAAGAAGAGGGTCCACTATGACCGCCACTCCTCGCCCCTCCTCCCGCCGTGACTATCGCCACTTCCCCGAAGCATACACCGCCCTCCTCCTCAAGTTCGACCGCGACGGCGGCGCGTCACTTGGCCCCATGTCGTCGCGTGACGCTCGCGCGTCCGTGCGCGACTTGTATCGGTTCAAGATGTTCCTCTCGCACGGTTGCGACACGGACCCTGCCGACGCACACTGCCGCTCACTCCTCCGCATCTTCGCCAAGGCGATCTTGCGGATCGAACCTACCGCGACTGACAACGGCGACGACAGCGCGGTAATCATCCTAACCCTCAACCCTATCGTCGCCGCAATGGAGGCTCGCCCATGACCGCTTGGGATCGCTACTGCGCCATGATCGCCCGCGAGGCTGGCGTGACGCTGCCCGCACCGCCGGACCCGCACCGTCGAGCCGTCAAGCCACCACGCCCGTCGCGTTGGCTCGAACGTCTCGGCTCGCTGTTCGCTGGCCTTGCGCTCGCGTTCGTGCTCGTCTCGCTCTTCTTCATCGGGCGCTGACACGACGCCTCTTGACGCCCTCGCGCGCACGTGTATATATAACAGCCATGTTCACGCGCGCCCGCATTGCCCCTCTCGGCTGTTACCGCTTCGCGGTCTTGCTTGACCGCGCGGCGGTGCCCGTTCCTCTCATGGTGAGCACCGGCACCCTGGAAGAGTGCCGCACCGCCCTCCGCGCGTTGACCGTCGTTGGTCCCTCCCCTACCACCAGCGACGCCGACGCTCCGGCCATGGCACAGGTGGCGTGACTCCCTCCTGTGCCATGAGCGGAACGCCGGGCAATCCCGCCCTCCGAACCACTAGGAGAACCCCAATGGCCGACACCAAACGCCGCAAGACCGTCGCCGTCCGTTTCGATGACGCTGGCAACGCTCTCCTCTCCCTCTACACCGCCCCTGACGCCGTCGGCAAGCAAGGCGTCGCCGAAGTTATCACCCTCACTCCCGCCGCCGTTGCGGACAGCCTCGTTGACGCGTTCATGCTTCGCGGCGTCATCAACACCTTCTCCAACATCTACAACCGCATCGACAACCCCGGCGCGTCCGACCTCCGCCGTGAGTGGGACAAGTTCATTGCCACAGTGACGAACGGCACCTGGACGCCAGGTCGCACGATGGGCGACGCCGAGCCCGACGACATTGTTGTCGCACTCGCTGAAGTCTCCGGCCAGCCCGTCCATGTCGTCCAAGCCAAGATCGACGAGATGTTGGAGCAGCCAAAGGTGGAGAACGGCTCCCCCAAACGTGACGCGAAGGGTCGCATCGTTCACGTGTGGAGCAAGGCCAAACTCTACACCGCCCTCGAAAACTCCGACCCTCGCGTCAAGATCGCACTCTCGAAAATCCTCGCCGAGCGCGCGAAGGCGATGGCCTCTGCCGCACGCACTGCGAAGCCCGACGCCGCTTCACCGTTAGCCGGTCTGTTCACTCCCGCCGCCGCCGCGAACTAACGCCGACCCCGCCGTGAGGTGAGTGTTCCCCGCTCACCTGCGCAACGCCACGGCGGCAACCTCGCCCCTCGCTAGCTTCGGCTGGCGGGGGGTTTTTGTTGCCCAAGGCGCGCGACCGAGCCATGCGTTCTTCGCATACCTGTCAACATCGTATCGGCGTAATATGTTGACACTCCCCAGGCGCTACCGCCCGGTGGTAGCAATGGAGAAGGCAATGACTCGATCCCAGGAGGATACAATGGCGACAGGCGGGGGAAAGCCCCGCCAGCCCGCCGCCCCTCCTCCCATCCCCCTCGACAGCCTCTTCGCCCGTGCTGGTGCGCTGGCACAGCCCCACACGGTGCCCCGGCCGAAGGCCGGTGAAGCCAGCGCCGCCCCCTCGCGCCCTCGCGTCTCCCCCCACGACGACACCACGCCCTCCTCCGTCGTTCTCCCCGTCTCCGTCGCTCACTGCTCCTGCGGCGCGACAGTCCGCTTTCCCGCCGCCTACGTACTCGTCCGCTACGCCCCCAACTCTCACACCTTCCACTACCGCTCCACCGGCCTCGACGCCGTACCGCCCGCGCTGCTCGCTTCACTCCCACACGAGACGCGCGAAACCCACTACGACATCCCGTTCTGTGAGGAGTGTTTCTAGTGGTGAACAGGTTTTTTCCGCACAACGCGGCGAAGATACGCGCGGCGGGATCAGAGCCGACAAGTCGATCTGGTGTGACTGATCCTCACACCGATCCCGCCTGTTCACCACTAGACGCACCCCGGTAGGCTAGTCATGCCCAACGTCGCCCGTCCCGACCGCGAGCCTACTCGCATCCTCTCCTTCCGTCTCCCCGTCTCGCTTCACGACGAACTTCGTCTCGTCATGCTCGACCCGCGCACAGGCCGCCCTCGCTACCGCACATGGGGCCGCACATGCGAGCATATCTTTCGCGAGTGGCTCGCCGCACAGAAGGTAACTCCGCCATGACCGACACACCGTCTCTCGACACCCACTCCCTCCTCCTCGACGCCCGCCTCCGCGTCCTCAACCGCGAGCGCGTCACGCCCGAGGACATGCGGCGTATACTCCTCTCCATCGCGCACGATCGCGAGAACGCCGCTCGTGCTGGCGCACGCAACCGTGCCGCCGCTCGCAAGGCCGTCGCGCCCACACTCGACATCGACACACTCTTCGGGACACCGACATGACCACAGGTACCTTAGGTGCAGGTGCAGGTGCAGGCGCACCCCCGACCGGCGCAACCCCCTCTATTATCTTCCCCCGCGTCATCGACGCAACGATGCGGAGTGACTGGCTCAAGTGCCCGCACTCATTCTTCCGCCGCCACGTCCTCGGGCTCGCGCGCCCGGGCGTCTCGGTCCACCTCCACTTCGGCGCGTGCATCGCGCGCGGCCTCGAAGTCGCCCGCCGCACGTACTTCGAGACGCGCGACACGTCCGATGCACTCCACAACGGCTGCGAGGCCGTCATTCACGCGTGGGGCGACTTCGAAGCGCCGGACGGCGGCACCCGCACTGCCGCCGCCAAGACGCTCTCCGCGGCACTCGTCACTCTCCAAGCTTACTTCCGCGAGTGGCCGCTCGACGAAGACCCGATCCAAATTCACGTCCACGCTGGCCGCCCGTGCATCGAATACTCCGGCGCCCTACCCATCCCCGGCTCCTGCCATCCCGACACCGGCGAACCTATCCTCTACGCCGGTCGCTTCGATCTCATCGGCGACTACCAGCACTCCGTGTGGGGCCTCGACGACAAGACGACCGGCTCCGACCCCAACTCCGACTTCTGGCGCAACCAGTGGAAACTTCGCTCTCAATTCACTGGCTACGTGTGGCTCGCGTGCGAGTACGGTGTCACTCTCAAAGGCTTCATCGTCCGTGGCATGGGCGTGATGAAGACCGACATAAAGCTCGGCTGGGCACTCGCCCCGCGCCCCGAGTGGATGATCGACGCGTGGCTGGCGCAGTTGCAGAGTGACACTGCTACCATGTGTGAGCAGTACCTCTCACTCCGCGATGGTTGGCGCACCGGCCACGCCCACCCCTTCCCCCAATCATTCGACGCCGCGTGCGCTGACTTCGGCGGCTGCACGTTTCTCGACCTCTGTTCCTCTACCGACCCCGACGCATGGCTCGACACGTTCGAGGTTCGGCGGTGGGATCCACTCACTCGACAGGAGACGTGACATGGGATTGATCCCGACTTGGTTACGTGACAGCGGTGTACGTCCTGTCTACGACGACGACGAGCCGTTCGGCGAAGGTGAGTGTGACTGCATCTACCACGCCCCGTCCGCCGCCGACGAAGACGGCTGGTGGGAGCCCGTCGCCTCGTGCCCCCTGCACGGAGACACGCTGTGACACTCGACCAAATCTACGCCCGTGCCGACACCCTCCTCGCCGCTCTCGACGCCGCTCAACCCTCCGCCTTTTCTGACATCACGCGCAAGTACGCCATCGTCCAAGCACTCATCTCATTCGAGCACGACGTGAAGGTCGAGTATCTCGACTCACTTTTCGCCGCCGACGGTGTTATCTCTCGGCTCAAAGCCACCCCCTCACTCATCGAGGAGTGCACCACGTGAAATCCAACGTCCTCCTCGAAGGTGACATCGGCACCGGCAAGACTACCTCTCTCCGCACTCTCCTCCCCGAATACCTCGACGAGCGCGGCACGACGCATCGCGGCGCTGGCCTCGAAGTCTTCATCATTTCCATGGAGCCCGGTGTCGAAGCCGCCCTCGGCCCGAACCTCTGCGGTCCTGGTGCGCCCACCCCCGCCATCCACACTCACTACCAGCCCCCCGCCGCCGTCGATTGGGCCGTCATGCGGAAGTGGGCACAAGTCATGCACGTCAGCTCCATCGAAGCCGCCATCAAGACGGTTGATCCAGGTCGCTCCTCCTACACTCAATTCCTCGACCTGTTCTCCACCTGCGCCGACTTCGTCTGCGACCGCTGCGGCGAGTCCTTTGGCGACGTTGGCGAGTGGAGTGAAGATCGCGCCATCTGTTTCGACGGCCTCACCGGCCTCACACGTATGGTTATCTTCTCCACCGTCGGCTCTCGCCCCTTCCTCTCACTCCCCGAGATCGGCGGCATCCAACAACAGATCGAAGGCTTCATGGACCTTGCGTGGGGCGGCACTCTCTGTACGTCCGTCCTTCTCGCTCACATCGAGCGCGAAACTTCTCCCCTCACTGGCCTCTCCACTCTCACCACCGCCACTATCGGCCAGAAACTCGCCCCCAAACTCGCCCGCAAACCGGACGAGATCATCGTCGCCGAGTGTATCGACGGCAAGTACGTCTGGAACACCGAAGAGGCGGGCCGCGGCCTCAAGCGTCGCCGTCTCCCCCTCTCCGCGTCTCTCGCCCCCGACTTCGCGCAACTGTTCAGATAGGTAGGAGGTACTTCCCCCGTGAACACTTCTCGCCACGCCATCGTCGAGTCAATCGACCACGCCGAAGCCACCACCGCGAACGCCGAGTTCGAGGCCGAGCTTCCCGCGTTCTGCAAACTGATGGGAGTGTCGCCCGCCGTCCTCAAAGCTCTCCCGATCCCTACTCTCCAACTCCTCATCACCATGCGTGTGTTCAAGATGCTCTCGGCAAAAATCCGCGATCTTGATGCACGTACCGCCGTTCCGTCGCTCTCCCCCTCTTCCTCCACGGAGCCCCTCCAATGAGCACCCTCCTCTCCTCCGACCCTTGCACTGACATCATCCTCGACTTCATCGCGGGCGGTGTCCCTGACAATCAGTCCGGCGAGTCTGCTGGCAACTACAACGCCACTATCGGCGACATCGAGGGCCGCACATACGGCGACCTCTCCGTCCGCTCGCTCGCCGATATCTACTCCTGCATGGACGACATGCTCGCCCGCGGTCTTCCCTCCACCGCGACGGGCCGTTACCAGATCATCCGTCGCACTATGCAGTCGCTCCAAGCCCACTTCGCTCTCCCCGACTCCACTCTCTTCCTCCCCGTCCTCCAAGACACGTTCGCCGTCCGCCTCCTCGTTGGTCGCGGCTACCCCGCTTGGTGGCGTCGTCATTTCACTGACGCCGAGTTCGCCCACGGTATCTCGTGCGAGTGGGCTTCGCTCCCCGACCCCGACCGTGATGGCGCCTCCCACTACGACGGCGTCGGCGCGAACCACGCCTCGACCACTCTCGGCCACGTCTACGACATGCTCACACGAGCCCGCGACGCTATACTCGTTAAGCCATGAGGGGCTCTGCCCCCCACCCTCGCACAACCTCGTGCAATCCCGACTGAAAGGAACACTACTCGTGCAGTCCTCATCCCTCTTCGATGTCAACTCGTTCCTCGAAACCACCCACAAAGGCCAACTCGACACCACCTTCGTCCTCCCCGATCCCGGCGACTACCTCGCGCAGTGCCAACCGCTGACGAAAGACTCCCTCCGCTCCGGCACTATCGGCGACGACAAGGCACGCGCCGGTGAGCCGTGGGCCGCGCTCGAACTCCAGTGGGAACTCACTGACGACACCGTCCGCACGAAGATGAACATGCCGAAGGTGTTGGTGCGTCAAAGTCTCATGCTCGACCTCACTCCCACTACTCCTCCCCAACTCGATTGGGGCACCAACCGCAACATGCGGCTCAAGCGTCTCCTCGACGTGACTGGCCTCAACAAACAGAAGAACTTTTCCATCGGCGCACTCGCTTTCGCGACCGCGCTCGTCCACGTCGAGCACCGCCCCGACGCCAACGACTCCGAGATCATCTACGCCGAAGTCACGCGCGTCACGTCGCCTGACAAGGCGCGTCTCCGTGAG